CTGCAACGAGTTTCATCGCTTCATCACTGGCTATATCAAGATCTTCACCCACGACAAGTTCTTCTCTTCTCTTGGATCTGGCCTGTGCAGAAATTTTTGAACCTGCTGTTTCGTAGCTAGTAAAGAGAATGAACTGATTGTATTCGTTCTCTCCTAAATCTTGCGGAAACTGGAGATCCTCATCGCCCAATTGTCTTCCGAGTATATTATTATCATCATTGGACAGTTTACCAAAAACACCTTGTTGTTGGTTTACAATTTGACCTGCTTTTGCTATGATTGAAGTCGGAATCATCGACATGTTTGTTTCTCTCCGTGATACATACAGTATGAGCTATAAGGGAAGATATAAACCAAAAAACCCATCAAAGTATATAGGTGACCCGACCAAGGTTATTTACAGAAGTCTTTGGGAACGTCGATTCATGACTTACTGCGACAAAGAAGATAATATCTTGTCGTGGGGGTCCGAAGAGGTTGTAGTTCCGTACATCTCACCTGTAGATAATAAGCCCCACCGATACTATGTAGACTTCATAGTTGAGGTTCGTCAGAAAGATGGGACGAAAAAAGTAAAATTAATTGAGGTGAAGCCAAAGAAGCAATGTTCACCTCCAAAGAAGCAGACGCGAAAAACAAAAAGGTACATCACCGAAGTAAAAACGTGGGGTGTGAATTCTGCAAAATGGAAAGCCGCAACAGAGTATGCGGAAAATAGAGGATGGGAATTTCAAATCCTTACCGAGAAAGAATTACAACCATAATGGCTGAGATAAAAACAGAGTCTTTCAACCACGCATCAAATCAATATAACATAATGTTCCAACGAAGAGTTTTCGTAAAAGGAGAACTCAGGAAATCTCTTATACAATCTGTAGGAGAGGGTGCGGTTGATGTCTTCAACAAGATGTTTAGGAAAAAAGCAATAGGAACTGATGTTGAAGCTAGACAAAAAACAGTAGAGGCAAAAGAACTGAAGCGAGTAGAACTATCCACGTTTGATCAAGTGGCTGAATTCTTTGTAAAAACAATCGAGTCTGCTTTTGGTGCGGGAGAAGAATTTAGTTCGAACGAAGTTACGGATCACCTTCTGACTACAGACGAATCTATTAGTGCATACGATGTTACCAAGGGAGGAATGTATCTCTTCAAATACGAACCAACCACCAAAAGTAAACTCAAGTACTATGATGAATTGCCTCTTATAATTATGTTGGGAAGAACTGATAGAGGGTTTACTGGACTCAATGTTCACTATCTCCCAGAGAAATACAGAATACAACTACTAAAAAGACTTTTCTCTAGCATAGATTTCTCCAAAGTAAAAGAAGACGATGTGCAAGCTAGGCTAAATACAGTTTCTACCTATAAATTCATAATTCCGACCTATAAAGAGTATAAATATGATGGGATATCATCTAGACTCGTTCGAATCCCAATTGAAAACTGGTTGCTTGCTTCTTTGTTGCCAATCAGCAAGTTCCAGAAAGAGTCTAGAAGAAATGTATGGGATGATTCACGACGACTCATCAACGATCAAGAAAGAAGAACTTAATGCCATTTATCGAACCATCAAAATACATTGGAATGTCTTCGAAGTTATACAGACCAACGCGATTCTTCTTTAAAATAAATGGACTACCTGAAAAATTAGGAATTGGTTCTGTTCGTGATTTTCAAACTGAAATATTTTTCGCCACTGAAAGTGTGTTCTTTCCCTCTAGAAACATAGCGAGCGAACCTTATAAAATTGCAGGACCAGTTGATGAGATTCCATACGAAAGCACATATAGTGGAGACTTGGACGTAACTATGAGAGTCTCTGCTAGTTTCAAAGAAAGAGATTTCATGGAACAGTGGATGAATCTTGTCGTGAGTCAAACAACACAGGAGTTACAGTACCCAGATTCATATCGCTGCAATGCAGAAATAGAAGCATATACCCTAGAGGAAGATTTTAGTCCATACAGCGTCAGATTGACAGATGTATGGCCAAAAGGAATTGGACGGGTTACTGTGGGGCAGGGTCTCACTGACGCAATTGCAACAATGCAAGTTCAGTTATCATTTAGACGATATTACATCGTGGGATCACCGAACGATCCAGGCGAAGATAAGATGAATAGAGGAGCCGATTTACAAGAAAGACCTGAGTTTGACAGACCGCAAACAACGTTCCCCCTAGAAGACACGTTTATCGTGAGACCAAAGATACAGCCACCGTTAGACGTACCTAACTTCGGTGGCGGTCGAATTACCTGATTATCATTTAACATGGAGATATTATGCCTTTACCAAAGATAGAAATACCAGTTTACAGCGTAAAACTGTATGACTTGAAGAAAACCGTAAAATATAGACCCTACACTGTAAAAGAAGAAAAAGCTCTTCTTATGGCAGTGGAGTCTAGAGATGAAAGACAGATATTTGAAACTAGCATTCGTTGCTGTGACACTTGTGTACTCACAGAAACGGTAAAGGTAGAAGATTTAAGTCTAATTGATCTTGAGACTCTTATCATTTCGATACGATCAAAGTCTGTAAGCGAAGACGTAAAAACTAAAACAAAATGTCAGCATTGTGAAAAAGAAACAGACATATCCATCGATCTTACAAAAATGAAATGTGAACAGCCAAAGAAACCACAAGATAAAATCATGTTGGACAAGACGTATGGTGTGCAGCTAAAAAGTCCATCTCTAGAATCTGTGTACCAGAACCTATTGAATAAAACAGATGATGGGATTGGTTCTATTGTTTCTTGTATAGACAGTGTATATGACGAAGAAACGGTCTATAGTTTTAAGGATTATACAGAAGAAGAGAAGAGTGATTTTATTGAAAGCCTTTCTCTTGAAACTGTTAAAAAAATGAATGATCTGTTCCTTGAACGGTTACCTAAGAATGTGGTTAATATTAAATATAAATGTCCACACTGTGGAGAGGAAAACGAAAAGAAGGTGGACAACCTCATTGATTTTTTTACTTGATGAATCTCCACACTTCGTTGGTTGAGTATTATAAAGTGAATCACCAATTAATGTATTGGCATAAATATTCACTAACGGAGTTGGACTCGATGTACCCGTGGGAACGAAAACTTTATGTCGATATGGTTATAGAGGATTCAAACAAAGAGAAGAATAACAATGACGCTAATAGATAAACTAATTCAAATGCAGGGAAGTCAGTTAAAAGAAATTCCCCAATCAGACTCATCTGTAGTTGTTTTGGCAGATACAAAGAGTTTTAGTGTCGCTAAACAAAATAAAGCCGTATTCAATATCTTAAGTCCAAAAAAAGTTGTATTCATGGGTTCATCTAATGATCAAGATGCAACCACCCGAGCGGAGAGAAGAGAAGAAGAATTAGAGAGAAGACGAAGACGCAGCCCACTGTCCTCTAGAGGTGGGGTTGTTGGCGGGGGAGCTATAGCAGCCATGGCCGGTCGGAAGGGCGATCCCTACGCAGATCAACTGGATAACGCTATAGAGAGTCTCGGTGGTTTAACTGAAAAGGTTGTTGAAGTTACAGGAGCCTTAGCGGCTCTTAGAATGTTGCTACAGGGACTTGGAATACCAATACCAAAGGGAACAGCAGCAAGAACTGGGAGTGCCTTTACCACAACAGCAACTCAAACAACAGCTAGAGGCGGATCTAAGATTGCAAATTTTTTCCGAGGTCTCCTCAAAGGAGGACAGGGTATATTCAGAGGTTTTGTAGAAACTATTAAGTTTTTAAGTGCAGAAAGAGGATCCTATAGTAATGCGGCGAAACGCGTAGGTAGCGCCATCGCTTCAGGTGCTGGTGCTACCGCTAGAGGAGTCGGTAATGCTTTTAGTCGTTTTAAAGGCTCTGTCGTTAGTGGTGCTAAAAATATTGGTGGTCTCATTAAAGGTGGTGCTAATTTCATAAAGAATTTACCAGGCATGATAGCGAGTTTACCACAGCAATTATTATCTAAGATTAATGCAAAAGCCCTTGCTAGCTTTTTAATGACTAAAGGAGGAAAAGCCCTTCTTTTAGGTCTCAGAGGTGGGAGAATAATAGGAACATTAGGATTGTCTTTGATAGCTGATTACTTTGCGAACCAGTCAGTAGGTGTAACAGAAGAAATCAACGCCGCTAACGCAGAAAAGTTTAGGGGAATGATGACTGCGGGTATGCCGGCAGCTCTGTATGAGAAACTACAATTCCAGAAAAGAAATAAAGGTATGTCGGCCCAAGACTACCACAATCAGATGGCTTCGAACTTTAATTTTCATCGAATGCTGCTTCAAAAACATAATGAAGAGAATCCAGACGAAAAACTGACTGAAAAGCAGTACATTGAACGTGAACTTGAAAATACCGAAAAGTATGTCAATCCCGCAAACAATAGTATCGCTACGTTTAAGAATACAACGTTTGCAGGTCTTGCAGGGGAACATAACAAAGCATCGGCTCTCCAACAGGGTACGATTGATCCCACGAGCTTAGAGAAAGTAAGACAAAGTGAAGTAATAAAATTCACAGGGAAAGCACAAGTGGAAAAAAACTCAGGAGGATTCCGCATAGGCAGTTATAAATTTCGGTCAGGAAATCCTTTTTCGGATGCCTTCTCGACACCGTATATGGGAGAATTTGATCTCATGGAAGGACCTTCTCCAAGGAAGAC